GTGCTTGGTAGAAGTGCAGCAGGCAACGGTGCAGTAAGTGCTATTAGTTTTGATACTGTACTTGATGAAGGTGGTGCTCTTAGAGATAGTGAATTTGGTGCATTTGGTAATAGTGGTGATGAAGTTCTAATCAGAACAGCAGCTGCAACATATGACACTATAGAAGTAACTACTTCGGGAGAAAATAGTAGAATTGTAAAAACACTTTCAAACGGTAAAATTAGAGCGCAAGGACTTGTACTAGGTGGAGCCGACAGTTATGAAGTTGCTACAACAACAGGAACAGGTACTACACTTACAGTTAAAACACCTGGACAGGCTGTTATATTTAATGCAACTGGTACTACTAGTGCTAGTTTGGTTACAAAGTTTCCTGGTATTATAGATATAGGTGATACAGGACTTGAAACAGAAAGTAATTTCCAAACTGCAAGTTCATATGCCAGCGAAGGCTTTGTTAGCACAGACTGGATTTACTCTAACTTCATTGAAGCTTTAACAGAAAGAGATGTGAACAGCACTGGAATTGGCTTAGGAGCAGGTGGCGGTTTTACAGAAAGTGCTGCAAACACTATTGTATTTGTAAGCAATGGCGCTGTTCGAGCAACTATTGATAGTACAGATTTACATGTTGATACAATATCAAGTTTAAATTCAAACACTGATCTTACACTGAGTGGCAATGGTACTGGCATTGTTAGAATAAGTGATAGTTTAGATGTAAACAGTATAGAATCTAGCACTGCAAATACCAACCTTACACTTTCAGCAAATGGCACCGGAATTGTTGCAATAAGTGATAACACAAGTATTACTGGAACATTGTCTGTGTCAAGCACAGCAACATTTAATGGCAACGTTGACCTTGGTGATGCAACGAGTGATACAGTTACATTTACTTCCAGAGTTGATTCACATATCGAGCCTGACGCTACTGCAAATAATAGGAACTTGGGAAATAGTGCAAGGAAATGGAACACTGTTTATGCAAGTGTATTTGATGGAACAGCAACATCAGCACAATATGCTGACTTGGCTGAGAATTATCTAGCAGATGCTGAGTATGAAGCAGGCACTGTATTGATATTTGGTGGCGACAATGAAATTACAACCACAAACACAAAAGGTAATGCTAGAGTAGCAGGTGTAGTTTCGACTAATCCAGCACACTTGATGAATTCAAATCTAGAAGGCGAATATGTCACAGCAATAGCATTGCAAGGTCGTGTACCATGTAAGGTACTTGGACGGGTAGCTAAAGGAGATATGTTGGTTACAAGTGCTATACCGGGATATGCGATAGTTAATAATTCACCAGGTGTTGGACAAGTCATAGGTAAAGCAGTAGGTGATAAAGATGATGACGGCAAAGGCACAGTTGAAGTTGTGGTAGGGAGAGTATAATGGCTAAGAAAACTATTAACATTGGATCAAGTATAAATGCAGGTGATGGAGATCCTTTAAGAACTGCGTTTGATAAGATCAATGATAACTTTGATGAACTATATTCAGCAACCACACTTGATTTAGATAATATTGGATCTAATATGATTCCTGACACAGATGGTGCGTATGCACTAGGTAGTGCTAGTAATCAATGGAGTGACCTATATGTAAAAGATTTTGTTTACATAGGTAATGCAAGGCTACAAGCAGATGCACAAGGTAATCTAGTTGTGAATGGTGCTAGTATCAAAGTAGACGGTGACGTTAGTGGTAGTATTTTTGCAGATGATAGCACTTTACTTGTAGATGCAATAAATGGTAAAATTGTAGGTCCGGTCGAAGCCAACGTCACTGGTAATTTAACAGGAAATGTAACTGGTAATTTGACGGGCAATGTAACAGGAAATGTAACAGGAAATATAGTGGGGAACACAACCGGATACCATACAGGCGATGTAACTGGTAGTGTATTTGCAGATGATTCAACTATTATTGTTGATGGTGTTTCAGGAGCTGTAACACCTTCTGAATTTTAAACCACCTATGCTTACACAAGCACAAATAGATACGCTTACACCTGTAGAAGGATTAATGGTGTACAACACAACAACAGGAAAGTTTCAAGGATATGCTGCAGACGCAAATAACGACAGTGTTGCTGGCTGGGCAGATCTACACTAAATATAGATATAGGAAAACAAAATGGCAGTAAGATATCCACTAATAATAGATGCAACAGATAACAACAAGATAAAAGAACTACCAGCAAATGATAGTTTGAATCTTAGTACTAATAGTATTGTAAATGCTGTAAACATAACTGCAAGTGGAACACTTACGGTTGGCAGTTTGGTTGTTGATAGTTCTAACGTAAACATAAATGGGATAGATCTTGCAACAGTGGCAATTACAAATAGTTACACAGATCTTGACAATCGTCCAACATTATTTGATGGACAATATAGTTCATTAACAGGTAGACCAACTATTCCAACAACAATAGAAACACTAGCCAATGTTGGAAGCACATCTCCTACAGATGGTCAAGCATTAATATATAATGCCATTCTAGGAAGATATGAGCCGGGCAATCTTGCAGATGTAAGCATAGACTTAACTAGCCAAAGCATTAGTGAACTTAGTGATGTTGTTACTACATCAACTGCGGCAAACCAAGTGCTAAAATGGAATGGTGCAGCTTTCGTAAACAGTAACGTAGATTTTACAGAACTAACTGGTACAAGTTCTATTGTATCTCAAGGCGATACATTTACAGGACTAGTTGTTGGTGATGTAACCGGTAGTGTATTAGCAGCAGACAGTACAATTATCGTAGACGGAACTAACGGAACTATTCCTGGTTACATAAGCATAGCATCACTTAAAAGTATTGTAGCTGGTGCTGCATCCTACGGAGATTTTCAAACAGCCATAGCGGCATTGTAACGGAGACATAAATGACCATACAAACTATTAACATAGGAAATATTGCAAACGATGGAACAGGTGATGATCTTCGTGAAGCGTTTGCAAAGGTAAACAGTAATTTTTCAGAACTAGATACAAAGTTAAGTATTGCAGAAGGTTCAGACGGTGAAAACCTTGGTATAGGTGAAGGTATTTTTGCACAAAAAAGTGACAACACACTGCAATTTAGAAGTATTGTAGCAGGGTCCAATATAAGTTTAAGTGGCGGCGGAAACAGTCTAACTATCACCGGTGATGCAGCACTCAAACAATTAATTGTTGTATCTGACAGCGGCAGTGTTGTAATACCTGCAGGTAATCAAACTATTAGAATTCAAGGTGGAAACAACACACTAACAAGAGTAACTTCAGAAGATGTGTTTATTGATGTGCAAGGAGATGGTTTAGTAGAACTAGATACAAGTCCT